AAGAAAATTTTTGCTGATAATCCTGTTGTTATGATGCAGGATATTGTCAAAACTAGAATTAAGGCTTACGAGAAAAGGACTGGCAAAAAAGTTAGCAAAAGAGTTAAACAAGAGATTACGAAGATTACTAAAAAGGTTCAACCTACTACAAAAGAACAGTGGAATTCGTTTTTATCTGAGATTAGGTGTTAAAATAATTATATGGCATTTTGCTTAACGCGCGACCAGGAGAATAAATTAAGAGATGCGTTTGTGTCTAAAAAACTTGATCCGTTCAAGCTTTCAGAAATGACAAGCGAGCAGAGAAGGGCTACTCTTGAAAAATTTATCGATACAGAAAATGCTGCTAATGTTAATTCGTTGTTTGAATCTAAACTCCTATTAAAAAATCAAGTACAAGGTTTTAAAACTTGGGCAAAAAGTCTTATTGGACTAAAACCAAGAATTAAAAGAGATTTGTTGACGAAAATTGAAAGATTAAATGAAATTGGTGTGCTTGATCCTGCGGACTTGAAAGCATTTAAAGAGGACTTAGCGCGAACTAGACTTGGTTTTGGTGTTACATTTGAAGAAGCAAAAGTGATTAATGAATTGTCTGCTGAAAGAGTTGAATCAAAAGAGGCTTGGGAAGCGAAAATGAAAGAGAACCCCAAGTGGGTGAATGATCCTTATGCTACTACTAAAAAATGGAAGAATGATCCAAAAAGAATTGAATATGGATTAAAAAACGTGGCTTTAGAAAGTTATGTTGACGATTTAAAACTTGCAGCGAAAAGTGGAAAGGTTAGGTTTGCAGAAGCTCCTATAAAATTTGTTGCAAATGCGATAAAAGATTCCCCTGGGTTTTTTAATAATTTGTTCAAATCAACCATGGCTTCAATTGACAACAGTTTTTTCGGCAGACAAGGAATCAAGAATCTCTACGGTACTTCTACTCAAAAAAGAATTTGGGTAAAGAATTTCGCAAAATCTTTTGTTGATATTGCAGCAGAATTGCGAAAGGCAAAAATTAAAGGAGTTAGACCCATGGATATGATAAAAGCAGAGATTTATTCAAGACCAAATGCTATGAATGGAAAATATAAGGCTGGTAATTATAGATTAAATGTTTTACATGAAGAAGCAATTCCAACATCTTTACCTGAAAAAGTTCCTGGATTTGGCAGACTGTTTAGGGCAGCTGAAACGGCTTTTAGTGGTGGCGCGTTAAGAATGCGAGCAGATTTGGCAGATATGCTTATTTCTCAGATGGAGACCCAGGGCATTAATACTCTTGATCGAAAAAATGCGATTCCAGCAGGTAATTTTGTTGGTTCTTTAACCGGAAGAGGTAGTTTAGGTAGATTAACTCCGATAGCTGATAAATTGAATTTATTATTATGGTCGGCAAGATTTTTTAAGTCAAATGTTGAAACTGTATTTGCTCCTGCTAAGTTTTTAGCAACAAAACTTGGATTAAGGACTGCCAAAAGTGAGGGGGCTGCTTTTATAGAGAGAAAGGCAGCTATAAATATGGTTAGTATTATTGGTCATGTTGCGGGTTTAATGATGATAGCTAAATTTTTAGATCCTGAATCAGTCGAAGAAGATCCACGAAGTACAAATTTTGGTAGAATCAAGATATTTGGTCATTGGACAGACATAACAGGTGGAATGAGGACTATTGCAATAATGGCAGCTAGACTTGTTCCAACAAGGCGTAATGGTGAATGGGGTGTTTGGAGAAAATCTAGCACTGGTAATTGGACAAACTTAACCGCAGGTGAATTTGGTAAAGATGATGCTGTTGATGTATTTATGGATGCACTATTATTAAATAGACTTTCTCCAATAGCTTCAATTCTTAGAGATTTTTATAGAGGCGAAATGTTTGGCGGAGAACCATTTGATATTAAAAAGTCAATTGTTAATTCGCTGACTCCTCTTTCAATTCAGAATGTGAATGATGTTAAAGACGAGAAATTTGAGACAGTTTTGGCAGTTGGTATTTCTGAATTTCTTGGATTAGGAGTTTCTACTTATAAATATCAAGATAATTGGGAAAGAAAAACAAGTAAAGAAATGAAGGAATTTAAAAAGCAAGTTGGTAAAGATGTTTTTAAAGATGCTAATAATTCTTATAATCGGGCATACAATGCTTGGTTGGACAGTGTAAAAAAAGATCCAAAATATAAAGAATTGTCTGAAGATGGTAAAAAATCATTGGAAAGTAGTGCTAGGGCTGCAATAAAAGAGAGAATACTTGGTGAATATGGCTATGATCCAATTGAAAAGCCAAAAACAGTCGAGGAACTTTTGGAAAAAGAGGAGATTAAACTTTTGAAACCAAAATAAATTAGTTTTATTATGTTACAATAAAGTTATGTCACGTCCAGTTGGTATTATTGAATACGAGGAAAAATATATAAAAGAGGTTGATAAATACCTCAAAAAGAATAAAGATAGGTATACAAAATTCCTTAAACAGAAAAATAAGGATTATTCAACATACGAAAGTAGATTGAAAGTTAAATTGCCTACTATTGTAGGATTTGCAATATATTTAAATGTTTCTGAAAAAAGTTTGTATAATTGGGCTGATGTTCGTCCAAAATTTAGAGTTGCTCTTAACAAGATCAAAAATGAACAAAAACAAAGGTTGATTAACAGTGGATTGGCTGGGATTTATAATTCAACAATTGCTAAACTTATACTTTCTTCTAATCATGGAATGAAAGAAAGAATTGATAATACTACTGACGATGAGCCAATAAATAATTTTAGTGATGAACAAATTAACAGAATCGCAGATCGTATCGCCAGAGGAAAGAAATAAAGGAAGATTTGTAAAAGGACACAAAGGTCATTGGCGTGGTAAAAAGCTCTCTGATGAAAAAAATTAATGTCAGTTTAGAGGAAAAGGCGATAATGGTGGTATATCAAGCTCAAAAAAGTCTGATTGATTTCGCTATTGCCACTGACTCGGATTATCAAGATACTTGGTTTCATGAAACAATGGCAATTGTTTTCCAATCTGTACTTAAAAAGGTTGAAAACGGTCAAGATGCAAGAGTAATCCTCACAGTTCCCCCTCGTCACGGAAAATCTGAACTAGCTACTATGAAATTTCCAGCATGGTTGCTTGGAAAACATCCTGAATGGCCTATTATGGTTGCTTCTTATTCTGGTGATTTGGCTGTTGATTTCGGGCAAGGTACTAGGGAAATTATTCAATCTTCTTCTTATCAAGAGATTTTCAAGACTAGGTTAAGGCCAGATACCCAAGCAAAAGGGAAATGGATGACAAAAGAAGGTGGTGGCTATATGGCTGCTGGTGCTGGTGGTGCAATTACCGGAAAAGGATTTAAAATAGGAATTGTTGATGATATTTTTAAAAACAGAGAAGAGGCAGAATCAGATATTATCAGAAATTCACGATGGGATTGGTATAGGTCCACTTTTTATACTAGACAAGAGGGAAACACTGCAATTATTATTATTGGAACTCGTTGGCATACAGATGATGTTATTGGTCGAATAATCGCAAAACAAAAGGAAGATGAGGCTAATAATGAAGAGGAATATGATAAATGGACATTAATTGAATTTCCGGCGATTGCTATAAAAGATGAGGATTTTAGAAAAAAAGGTGAGGCTCTATGGCCCGCAAGATTTCCAATTGAGAAATTAAGAAAAAATCAAACTACTCTTGGTCCGTATGAATTTGCAGCTTTGTATCAATGTAATCCCATTACTTCAGAAAATCAAGAATTTAAAGAAGAATGGTTTAAAAAGAGGTCTTGGGTTGAAGTTGAAGCGTTGGATACCAGAAAATTTGCCACAATAGACCCGGGTGGTAAAGGTATTGAAAATGATAATACCGGAATAATTAGAAATTATGTGGATAGACAAAATAAATGGAATCTTAAAGCAATGGGGGTACATTTTGATTCTAAAGAGTTGTTGGAGCATATTTTTAAGCTGCATGATGAAGGTTTTGAGAAAATAGGAATCGAGGAGACAGTTTACTTAAAAGCGGTTGAGCCTTTTTATAAAGATGCTTGCATAAAACGTAATAAATTTCCGAACATTGTACCCATAAAACAGCCGACCACACAAAAAGAGGTCAGGATTAGGGGTCTTATACCAAGATATTCAAGTGGTGGTATTTATCATATTGAGGGGGCATGTAAAGATTTAGAAGACGAATTAATAGTGTTTCCCAAGGGGGCGAATGATGATGTACCTGATGCTTTAGCTATGCAAAATGAAATTGTAGAAGCTCCGGTTGACGAATATAGACAGGCAATTATGAGAGCACAGCGTGAGCAAAGAGCGAAACAGGTTGCTAGAAATCATGGACTTTGAAAATGTGTTATGATAATTAGGCTATGAATAAAGAATTAATTAAAAGACTTAAAGACAATCCCCATTTTATAGAATTTCAAGAGATTATTATTTCTCAAATAGATAGGTTAAATTTTATTGGCGATTTAAAAGAAATGACCAATAAAAATGCTGGTGAAACTGTGAGGGCCCGAGCAATAGCTATTGAAATTTTGCACGATATATTAAAACCATTTATTGATTTTAATGAGAAACGTGAACCTACCGTAAAGGAAATTGATGCAGCGAAATCAAAAGTAGGGTTATAATACTTTTATGGGCAACGAACATACTAAGTTGCAAATAAAGACTTGGTTAGCAAATGCAGTTAAAAAGGCACAAAATCCAGATCCTAGAGAGAAATTAAAGAGATTGCGTGAGAAAAAAATGAAAGAAGTTGAAAAGAATTATGGATTTTGAGATAATAAAATTATGAAATTAACTAGGGAGCAAATTATAAATTTAAATAACGGATTGCATGCTGTTGGCAATTTGACTGGTGTCAAGTTTGCTTATGCTGTTTCTAGGAATATAGTTAAAATAAAGTCTGAAATGAATTTTCTTAAGGAAGCTTTTGAGTCTCCTCCTGATTATCGTGTTTATAATGATGCAAGAGTTAAGCTGGCCGAAAGTCATGCTATTAAGGTTAATGGCGTTCCAAAGAAAATACAAAAGAACGGTATTGAAGAATATGTTATAAAAGATAAAAAGGTTTTTAATAAAGAATTAAAAATTCTTCAGAAAAAATACGAAAAGTGTATAAAGGTTCGAAAAAAACAAAAGATTGATTTTGATACTATGTTGAAAAAAAAAGTTGAGATTGATTTGCATTACTTGCCCCTTAGTTACATTCCTGAAACAATAACTCCTAAGCAGATGACGGGTATTTTATTAATTATTGATGAAGAAAATAGTGTTAGTAAACGTCAGAATAGAAACTTGACAAATTAGTTTTTATATAGTTATAATAGATTAATGAATTATAAAGAACTGCAAAAAGAAGCAAAAAGATTGGGGTTAAAGTATGTTGGTGTTTCTGAAAAGAACTTGAAAGGAGCGATTGAATTGGAAAAATCTAGATCTTCTGAATCTTCAGTTGAAACTCCAGAACCAAAAGTGAACAAAAAGATAAATGCTGCGATTGTTTATAATGGGAAACATGAAGTCCGGAGGTATACTGTTGATATTCATGGTGAGAGTTTTGCTAAAATGGCAGAAGAATTTGTTAAAGATCGGGATTATATAGTTAAGTTAATTGAAGTTAAACCAGGTATTGTTTGTCCCAGTTGTGGGCATACAATTTATACTTGATTTAATTTTTATAGCTTATGCTATAATAAAAACATTGTAATTATACAATAGCCCTACGGGCAAAAAAATATTGAAGTCCTATGGACGAAGTAGAAAACAAAAATATTAATACTGAAGTTGAAGAAATCTCTGATGAAGAGAAGAAATCTGAAACTGAAGCATTAGCAGAAATCAAAGACGAAGAGTTGAAAAGCAAAATTGCTGAGGATCTAGGGATTAATCCCGAAGATGAACCAGAGCTTATCAGCAAACTAGTCAAAAGGGAGCTTTCCCAACGTGAAAAGCTATCTGGTGCTATTAAGCAAAAGATTAGTTGGAGGGAAAAAGCTACTAAAAAGATTACTGAAAAACCCGAGAAAATTTCTGGGGAGGGTGAATCCCATACCGAAGGGAAGCCATTAACAGCAGAGGAGCTTGACAGAAAGCTTGATGAACGCGAGGCAAAGAGAGATCTTGAAAGTCTTGAATTGCCCGAAGAAATCGAGACAGAAGTTAAAGATCTTGCTAAGGTTAAAGGTATTTCCGTAAGAGAGGCTGCGAAACTTCCTTATATTGTTTCGACAATAGAGGAAGCAGAAAAGGTGAAGCGGATAGAATCTGCGACACCTAAGCGCAAAGGTAGGGGAAACTATGCAAGTATCAATATTGACCCCTCGAAGCCACTCAATCCAGACGATTTTGACCTTGGTTCTAAAAAAGGACGAAAAGCTTGGGCTGATGCAAAGGCAGCGAGGCGAGAATACGAAACAACGCAATAGAACTCCATATCTTTCTTTCTTATTTCTCTTTTTTACTTTATTAAATTTACTTTATTAAAATTAGTTTAATTCAAAAGGGGGTGAAAAATAAATGGATGATGCAAGACAAGAATTTTGGGGCGATTTACAAGTAGATCTATTCGTTACGAATAGTGCGGTTTATTTGGCAAATCAATCTTTAGAAAACTTAATTCGTACAGACGGAAGGAAAGCTCATAGGCCAATTTTGTCACACCCTCAAGTAGGAACTTATACACCTCATAGTGAGATTAGTTTCGAAACGAAGACTGCGACAAAACAAACCTTGGAAGTTGATACTTTCGAGTATGCTGCGGAGGATATTGATGTTACTGAAGAAAAGCAGACTCCTTACAATTTACTTGAACACTCCTTAAAATCAATTCGTAGAGGATTGAATAATAGAGTTGAGCAGGAATTTTTAGGGAATATTACCAATGCTGATCACGATATTAATGGTGGTACAGCTATTGAGGTCACTTCTGCAAATATTTTAGATTTGTTAGAAGAAGCCGAAGGTAAACTTGGGGCATTTGATGCTCCTTTTGAAACTTCAATGCGTGCAATGGTTTTAGGACCACGCACAGTTGCGAAACTAAGAAGGGCAAAATCTGACCGAGAAACTAGATTGGGCGATGTAACTCTAGCAAATGGAGTTGTCGGACCCTGGCAAGGGTGGACTGTTGTTCAAAACAACAATCTTCCTTGGTCTGCTACGCTTACAATAGATACGAAGCCTATTGATGGCGACACAGTAGTTATTTCAGGTGTTACTTTTGAGTTTAAAGACACTATTGCAACTGCAGGTCAAGTTTATATTGGTGCAGGTGTGGCAAATTCAAGAGCTAATCTAAAGCTCGCCGTAGAAGGTGGGACAGTAGGTACTGCTTATATTGCTCTAGGTTTGAGGGATCAATTCCTTCTTTACCGAAAGCGTAATATTGGTTGTAGTTCGGCTGAAGCTATGGCGTTCACTGGATTTGGTGATATTTCTGTTAGTGAAACGTTCACTGCTGATACGAATGTGTTTACTGCTATAGTACAGCAATCAGTTTTCATGATTAGGGGTGCAATTGACATGGTTTTGCAGTTTATGGATCTTGAAGTCGGAAGCAAAGAAAAAGGTTTCGCCAAATTACCTAAGGGTATAATTGGAGTCGGAACACAAATGTTCGATGATGGAAAAGTCCTTGCTGTAAACATGACTCAGGACGCGTCTAATTTCTAAAAAAATTCTCATAAGAGAATAGTCCTCAGACGAGGTGGAACTTACTGGATAGTTTCTTACTCAATCCAGTCGCCTGAGAAGGGGTGAGTGTGATCGCCCCTTCAACTGGCGAAAGCCAAATTTAAAAATGAGAGGAGGTGAAAAATACAACAACTATTAACACAAAGTTGTATATATTATGTTAAGAAATTTAGAAGTAAAACAATTTTTAAGTCGATTGGCAGATGGTATTTATGCTTTAAGAAGCTATACAATGCCAGCTTTTCCTACGATTAATTTGCGTACTGCAACTGTAACCGCTAAGACCGATGATTACACAATTACGCAAACTGATCTCGAGACACCAACCATTTTCACAAATGAGGGTGATGGTGGAGCATTAGTGTTCACATTCCCTGCGGTGGCTAATTCGAAAGGCATGGTCGTTAGGGTGGCTCTTTTAGCTGCTCAGACTGTGCGATTGGATCCGCAAGATGGTGAGGCAATCAATTACAATGGCGATGCCGCTGTAACTGAAGATGTCACAATTGCAGGTGTAATTGGAAATTACGTAGAGCTTTTCTGTGATGGTAGGCAGTGGATTATTACACAGATGAATGGTGTGGCTACTAAAGCAGTTTCCTCGTCATTATCGCCTAGCTTGAGTCCTAGCTTGAGTCCTAGCTTGAGTCCGTCACTTAGCCCTAGCTTGAGTCCAAGCCTAAGTCCTAGCTTGAGTCCTAGCTTGAGTCCGTCACTTAGCCCTAGTGTAAGTCCTAGCGGATAATTCTAGTGTAGGCTAAATCGGGTTTTCTGGCTTTATCCTCCGCCCTGCGTGCAGGGCGGGGATATGAAGCTATTAAAAGTAAAGGAGGTGGATAAATTATGAAAGGTATACGAAAAAGAACAGTAGGTACATCAGGTGCTAATACGGCACAAACAGTGTCGACTCCTTCAGGGAACCCCAGAAGGATTCTACAAGTATTAATAGCTTATTCTGCTACTCCTGCTTATACTGGAAGCGATCTTACTATTAAGGTAAATTCTGGTGCGGGAGCTGCTTATGATACTGTTTTAGAGGAAGGTACTACCAATAAGCGATACAAAGCTTATGTGCCTACCGAACCAATTTATTTGAATGATGATGATGTTTTGGATGTTATAGCACCGGCAGGAGGTGGGGTAATAACTTCCAGTATTTCAATTTATTCAGAATCAATAGGGTATTAATTTTAAAGCTAAGTAAACAAATTCTTCAGACTAAGTAAACAGATTCTTGAAGTTTTACGAATTAGTGTGGTATAATTTTTGTATGAAGGTAAGTTGTATTATTCCTGGATACCGAGACCCTTGGATACATCCCACAATTGAATCTCTTCTATCAAATTCCGAACTTGGTGATCAGATGGAAATAATTGTTGTTTTGGATGGTTATTGGCCTGTAACTCCCATCAAAAAAGATGATCGAGTTCGTGTAATTCATTTGGGTAAAAATCGAGGTATGCGCGGAGCTATTAATGCTGGCGTAAAAGCTGCCCAAGGTGAATATATTTTGCGTTCAGATCAACATTGTACTTTTGGCAAGGGTTTTGACCGAATTCTTCTTGAAGATTGTCAACCAAATTGGATAATGACTGCCACGAGATATTTTCTTGACCCTGTTAAATGGGAG